CCCTCCCACCCTCATCACATTGAAGGAAGGACCAAGGAGCACGGACCGAAGGAAGGATTGCGAGAGCGCAAGAAAAACCCCGCACGAAGCGGGGCAATGAGTTATAGGAATGCTAGTAGAATCAGCGATAAGGCCACGAGACCAAACCGCCGAAGCACTAGCCCGCTTGTCAAGCAGGCTAGTGCGATCACTTACTCCACCAGACCGTTCTTGCGAAGGCTAGTCTTCGGTGAAGAGTAATGAGCCACGATGGCGACAGTGCCTTGATCAGCCTTGCCAGCCATGATGGTTTCAATCACTTCATCCTCGCCACGCATACGATCAATCATCTCAACAATCTGCGTGCTTGATGCTTCGCCACCAAGTGCGGCCAGTGCGCGGATGATGACACCAGCCTGACCGTTCACGCTTGCGCCTTTGTTGATACCAGCATCAGTCAGCTTCCAAACCTTGGCAGCTGAGTTTGATGCGCGTGCGACTGGCGCAGATGCCAGCTTTGCTAAGTCAGTTTTATTGGTCATAAATAGCTCCTTTGCTATACTTTCTAGGTGACGCGGCGCGCCACACAAGTATCTTCGGGCAAACCGCCTAGGAAAGCAAGCCTTTTTGCCCTTAAGTTTTTTATAAGGCATAAAAACTTTAAGCCCTGATAATGGCCCCCATCCCCCCTTTTTCGGCGCGGGTCCCGCCCCGCCCACCCACCCCTTAATCCCGATCCACGTCCCCCGAAATTTTTTGCAAAATTTTTCCCCACAAACCACTTTCCCCGAACCCCACTCGACACCCCTTTGCTCTCGGTCCAAGGCCCTCTGACCCTCTTCCTCGAATATCTCTCGTCGTCTGACGTCGCGTCACCATAACCCTTGACATAAAGCGCGTTGCGCAGACCCTTTACTTACGTTTGTTTTGGCCCCAAGATTCGTGGCACAAGGAACACAATCCACGGACCTTGCACCTTTATGGCTAGAAAGCGGAAGACGGACCAAGACCCACGGCTCAATGACACGTTAAGTATTTCTTCGAAGATCAACCTAGACCCACGGGTTTTGGCGGGGATGTCGGAGGAAGAGGCGCGTGAGTATTTGTTGTTGCAAGAGCGGCTCTTGAACCTTGAGCAAAAGGAGCATCAGCGCGGCGATTTTTTGAGTTTTGTGCGAGCGATGTGGCCGCAGTTTATTGCGGGCCGGCATCATAAGATCATGGCGGACGCTTTTGAGCGGGTTAGAAGGGGTGAGTTAAAGCGGTTGATTATCAATATGCCGCCGCGACATACCAAGTCTGAATTTGCGTCGTTCTTGTTACCCGGATATTTGATCGGGCATAAACCAGATTTAAAAATTATTCAGGCGACGCATACCGGCGAGCTTGCGGTCCGTTTTGGTCGTAAGGTCCGTGACTTGGTAGCCTCGGAAGAATACACGGATTTATTTCCGGATACGAGGCTGAATCCGGATAGTCAGGCGGCGGGTAAATGGGAGACGTTGCCGACCAAAGGGGGGTTGCGAGGGGAGTATTTTGCGGTGGGTATTGGCGGTGCGGTCGCGGGCCGTGGTGCTGATTTGTTCATTATTGACGATCCGCACTCGGAGCAGGATTACAAAAGCCGAACGGCGATGGATGAGGCATATGACTGGTATGAGTCGGGGCCTCGACAGCGTTTGCAGCCGGGTGGTGCGATTGTCATCGTAATGACGCGATGGGGGTTAAACGATCTTACCGGTAGGTTGCTAAAAGAAGCGGCGAAGAATCCAAAAGCGGATCAGTGGGAGGTGATTGAGTTTCCAGCAATCCTTCCATCCGGAAAACCCCTTTGGCCAGAGTTTTGGAAGTTAGAGGAGCTTGAGGCGGTAAAAGCCTCGCTGCATACCGGACCGAAATGGCATGCGCAGTATATGCAGCAGCCGGTTTCGGAAGAAGCGGCGTTGATCAAACCGGGCTGGTGGAAAATTTGGACCAAGGATACAACGCCAAGCTGCGATTACATTATTCAAAGTTACGATACGGCGTTTTTGAAGAAGGAAACGGCGGACTATTCGGCGATTACAACTTGGGGCGTGTTCTATCCGGAAGGGCGCATCGGCGACGAGTTATTTGACGGTCACACCGCGCACATCATCCTGCTTGATTCGGTAAAAGGACGTTTTGAGTTTCCAGATTTGAAACGCGAGGCGTTTAGGCTGTATGATTACTGGCAACCGGATACCGTGATAATCGAAGGGAAAGCATCAGGTTTACCGTTGACACAAGAGCTTCGTGCAACCGGTATTCCGGTCCAAAATTACACGCCCACCAAAGGGCAAGATAAACACGCTCGCGTAAATGCGGTTACGAGTATGTTTGAGTCAGGCTTCGTATGGATGCCCGACGAACCATGGGCGCACGAGATGCGGGATGAATGTGCCGCGTTTCCAAACGGCGAACATGACGATTTGGTGGATTCGATGACTCAGGCGTTGTTACGGTTCCGTCAAGGTGGATTTTTGAAACTTACGGATGATTACGAAGAAGAGGTGATAGGCCGTCGTTATCGTCGCAGAGTTTACTATTGAGCCGCTTGCGTTTAGAGTTAGGCCAGTTTTTATGAGGGCAAGCCGATGGCTGTAGATTCCGCGATTGAAATCGTTCCTCCTACTGAGGAAGAACTAATGCAGGCCGCTGAAATTGAGTTGGCCATGGGCGATGGTCCCGTACCCCCGGAAGGTGTACAGTTTTTAGAGGATGTCGATGGCGGGATGATCGTGGATTTTGATCCCGAAACCGGCATGATGCCTCCCGGTGATCTTCCGCATGACGCCAATATTGCAGAGTATCTAGACGATGACTTGCTCGACCCGTTAGCGGCTGAGTTGATTGATCTCTACGAAGAGGACAAAGATTCACGGGCTGATTGGTTGCAATCGTTTGCAGAAGGCTTGTCGTTATTAGGTACGGAAAACGAAGAGCGCACCGAGCCGTTCGAAGGTGCAACCGGGGTCCATCATCCGTTGCTCGCGGAAGCTGCAACGCAGTTTCAAGCGCAAGCGTATAAAGAACTTCTTCCTGCTAACGGTCCGGTTAATGTAAAGGTCGTAGGTCAAGATAAACCGGCGGGTGGACCGGATGCCCCTGAACCTCCAGCAGGTTCCTCTCTCGCAAGCCAAGCAGCGCGTGTGAAAGAGTTTATGAACTACCAGATTATGCACGTGATGGAAGAGTACGATCCGGAGTTGGATCAGATGCTCTTTTATCTACCGCTGAGTGGTTCAGCGTTTAAGAAAGTTTACTTCGATGAAACGTATGGTCGTGCGGTATCCAAATTTATTACTGCAGAAGACTTGGTTGTAAATTACGCAGCGACGGATTTACGAACGGCGGCGCGTATTACGCACGTTGTGAACGTTTCGGAAAACGAACTGCGTAAGCAACAGGTGTATGGTTTTTATAAAGATGTCGATCTCAAAGGTCCATCGTCCGAGAAGTCTGAATCTGCATTAGACGAAAAGATTAACGAGCTTCAAGGTACAACGCCCTCGCGTGTTGGTAATGAAATGTACACGTTGCTTGAAATGCACGTGGACCTTGATATTCCGGGCTTTGAAGATTTGCATCCGGAAACGGGTGAGCCGACCGGTATTGCGCTTCCGTATATCGTAACGATTGTGGAAGATACCATGCAGGTTTTAGCCATCCGTCGTAATTGGGACGAGATGGATCCGTTAAAGCTCAAGAAGGATTACTTCGTACAGTATAAATTCTTACCGGGTCTTGGATTCTATGGTTTCGGTTTAATTCATATGATTGGTGGACTTTCCAAGTCTGCTACTTCGATTCTTCGTCAGCTTGTCGATGCGGGTACGTTGAGTAATCTTCCTGCAGGCTTTAAAGCACGCGGCTTGCGTGTGTCGAATGAAGAAGAGCCGATCGCTCCGGGCGAATGGCGTGATGTTGATGCACCGGGTGGTTCACTTCGTCATTCGCTCATGCCGCTACCTTACAAAGAACCGAGCGGTGTACTCTTTCAGCTTTTAGGTATGCTTGTTGAATCAGGCCGTCGGTTTGCTGCGATTGCAGATATGGCTGTATCCGAAACCGGTTCACAACAGAATCCTGTAGGTACTACGCTTGCACTGCTTGAGCGTGGTACGAAGGTAATGTCCGCGATTCATAAGCGGTTGCATTACGCACAGAAAAAAGAGTTTCAATTACTCGCAAGAGTATTCGGTCAGACTGTACCGGAATATCCGTATGAAGTTTCTGGCGGCGAGCCGGGGGCCATTCGTGCAGATTTCGATCAACGCATTGATGTGTTGCCGGTAAGTGATCCGAATATCTTTAGCATGAGCCAGCGTGTGATGATGGCTCAACAACAGTTGCAAATGGCACAAGCTGCACCTGAAATTCATAATCTTCGTGAAGCGTATCGTCGTATGTATGAAGCGCTTGAAGTTAAGAACATTGAATCGTTGCTCAAGCCGCAAGATGTTCCGCAACCGAAGACACCCGCACAACAGATTCAGATGATTCTGGAAAACAAGAAGATTCAGGCGTTTCCGGGTCAGGATCACATGGCGCATATCGCAGCCCTTATTGGCTTCATTATGCATCCGATGATTCAAAATATGGTTGAGTTTTATGCAAACGGTGTGCAAGGCATCATGGGCCACGTTAATTTAGCCGCGCAAGAGCAGGTTGAAACCGAAATGCAGCAAATGTTGCAGCAGATGGGTGGTCAGATTCCGCCGCAAGCGCAAGAACAGTTAATGCAGCAAATGCAGGTTCGTATTTCGCAAACCGAGCAGCAGATTTTGCAGCAGATCGTTCAGCAGCTTACTCCGCCGCAGCAGCCTGATCCGATGCTTCAAATGCACGAAACAGAAATGCAGGTTAAGATGCAGACCGAAGCGCAGAAATCTCAGGATAATCAAGCTCGTGTTATGGCAGATCTTGAGAAGGCTCGCATGCAAGCAATGCAAAAGCAGCGTGAGATGGATCTTGATATGATCTCTAACGAACAGCGCATAGCACAGAGCCGTGAAGCTGCTTTCCTTAACGCAGAAACCGCACGTCAGAAAACTTATGCAGATTTGCAAAAAGAAGTAGCACGCGCACGAACTCAAGGAGTCAACAATGGCCGTTGAATGTAATTGTGAATTAACCGACTGTGAATATAACGTCAACGGTCAATGTCAAGCAGGTTCTATTCAAGTAGTTCGCAGCGATGCGGGCGCACTTTGTTCTACCTATAGCGCAACTTCTGCACAAGCTCCTGAAGGTGCGGGCATCGAAGGGTTGATGGGTGGTCCCGGATCCCAGATGGATAAAACTCTTTATTGAGGCTTGAATCATGGGAAAGATGGTTGGTGATCTTACTCCGATTGTAGGTCCAGCACTACCAACGCCTCCTGAAGGCGCGGATAAGCCTTTTCTTGGGGAACCGCCAAAATCTTCTATGACGTTTGATCGTCAGGCTCCAACAGCGGTCAACAAAATGATGACCGTGAATCAGCCGATTGCGAACATGGCGAATCTTCAGTTTGAAGGCGGAAAACCGCCGACAATGGAAACATACAATCCGGCCTATACGGATTACATGAATCAACTGAACGATTTTAATTTTGCAAAACAGCAGTTTGATCGTGACTATTCGTTAGATAACGCCCGTCTTGCAGCAGAGCATTCACGGAAACTAGCCGATGCTCGTGCAAGTAGGCTTTCTGGTGGTATCGGCGGGTTGTTTGGAAGAATGTTCCAAGTTGCTCCGGTTCAAACGGTTGTTGGAACTACTCCAGAAGAACAAGCGTATCAAGATTTGATGGCACAATATCAAAATAATCCGCTTTCTCCACCTTCTCCATACACTCCTCCGCAGCAGGGGTACATTCCGTTAGCAACAACGCCGATCGGCGGATACAGTTTCAGGTAATTTATGGCTAAGAAGACACCTTGCTGGGAAGGTTATGAAGCGATCGGTATGAAGGAAAAAGACGGTCGTAAAGTTCCAAACTGTGTTCCTAAAAAGGAGACCAAGATGAAGAAAAAAGTGAAAGGTTACAAGGATGGTGGTTGTGTAAAGAAGGGCTATAAGGACGGTGGCATGGTGGGTACTTGCCGTGGTATGGGTAAGGCATCCAAGGGCGGAAAGTACAAGAAATAATATGGATACTCTCGATATATCGGAGTACTTGTTAAAGCAAATCCGGGAGCGTAGATCCCAGATTGCAGAAAAACTGTCTTATGGTGGTGTCAGTGATTGGGACCAGTATAAGCAGCTCGTTGGCGAGGTTTCGGGTCTGACCTTTGCTGAAAACGAAATTTTAGACCTGCTTAAACGCTGGGAGAAAGCGCAATGACAGCAGTAGCTGAGAAGAAAGAGGTTCCAGATATCGTTCTGAACTTCGATAGTGATAAGTCCGAGTCGAAGACTCGCAAAGAAGAAAGTAAGCAAGAAGCCCCTAAGAATCTAGAGCAGCTTCCTAACCCTACCGGTTATCGCTTGTTGATTTTGCCGTACAAGGTATCTGACCGCACGAAAGGCGGTATTTATCTTGCGGATCAGACTCGTGAGCGTGAACAGGTGGCCACGGTAGTTGGTCTGATTTTGAAATCAGGTCCTGATGCGTACAAGGATCCGGATAAGTATCCGAACGGTCCTTGGTGCAAGGATGGTGATTGGGTTGTATTTGGTCGTTATGCCGGTGCGCGTATTCCGATTGACGGAGGCGAAATTCGTCTTCTGAACGACGATGAGGTACTGGCCGTTGTAGACGATCCGGAAGCAATTTTGACCAAATACTAAGTTTTGCTTTACTTTTGATTTTCCCTTGAATTACTATTCAAGCATACATGGAGAAAACCATGCCTAATGCAGCAGAAAAGATTGAACTAGAACTTCCTGAAGAGGAAGTAGAAAACAGCGCAGCGGATGTTTCCACTGACGTTGAGGATGCGTCTAACGACGACGTCGTAGAGGAAGAGCGTCGCCCTACGGCTGAAGAACGACTTCAGCAGTTGATGGAAGGGGATGATGAGCTTCGTGAATACGGCGATGGTGTTAAAAAGCGCATCGATAAGCTGACTTACAAGTACCGTGAAGCAGAGCGTCGTGAACAAGCGGCACTCGAGTATGCAAAAGCGGTACAGATGGAGCTAGAGAACTCTCGCCGCCAAAGTAAGCAGCAGGACAATACGCTCTTTCAAGAATATGTAACCAGAATTGATACGCAGCTTGCACAAGCGAAAGCGAACTACAAGAATGCGTTTGATTCCGGGGATCCAGACGCGATTGCTGATGCGAATCAGGAATTGGTTCGCTTGGCAGTTGAGCAGGAAAATTTGCGTCGAGTAAAGACTCGTCGTGAACAAGCAGAAGCACAAGCTGCTTATGCTCCTCCAGTACAACAGCCGCCGGTTCAGCAACAGCCTCCTCGTCCAGATCCAAAAGCGGAAGCGTGGGCTGAAAAGAACACGTGGTTTGGTGCAGACGAAGCGATGACATATTCCGCTTTCGGAATTCATCGTACACTCGTTGAGCGCGAAGGGGTTGACCCAAGCAGCGATGAGTATTATGCTGAACTGGACAAGCGTATGCGGGAAGCGTTTCCGCATAAGTTCAAGTCAACCCGCCCCGTGCAGGCGGTTGCATCCGCTACTCGTAGTGGTGCGAAACAAAGCGCACGCAAAGTAAAACTTTCACCCAGCCAAATTGCTATTGCAAATCGGTTAGGGGT